TTACTATTCAATTTCCAGCAGCAGATGCATCAAATGCTATTATAAGAATAGCTTAATAGCCAATGGCTAATGTAACTGGTTGGGGTCGTGGGACCTGGGGACAACTTACTTGGGGTGAACCTATACCAGTTGTCGTTACTGGAGTTGCAGGAACTACTGCACTTGGTAGCGAAACAGTAATAGCTAAAGCTTTAGTATCAGTTACTGGAGTAAGTGCTACATCAGCTTTAGGAAGTGAAACTGTAACAGGAACAGCTAATATTTCTGTTACAGGTAATGTAGGCACATCAGCATTAGGCGATGAAGTTGTTGCTGCTGATGCAAATACTTCAGTTACAGGTAATACTGGAACTTCAGCTTTAGGTAATGCTATTACAATGGGAGCTGCTGTTACAGGGGTTTCTGGTTCAGCATCAGTAGGAACTCTTGGTGATGAATCGGTATCTGCAGCAGCTAATGTTGCTATTACTGGTATTTCTGCTACAAGTTCTTTAGGAAGTATATCTTTAGTAACAAATAATATACTTTCAGTTACAGGTTTATCAGGAACTACAAGTTTAGGATCAGAAACTGTAATAGCTAAAGCAGATATATCTATAACTGGTTTATCTGCTACTGGAGAAATACAAGGCGTTAATATTTGGTCTATAATAGATGATTCACAAACAGCAAGTTATAGTAATATATCAACAACACAAACAGCAAATTATTCAGAAATTTCTACTTCACAAACACCAGATTGGAGTGAAGTAGCATAATAAAATTATAAAGAGGAATACACAATGGCAAGTTCATATGTAAATGATTTAAGATTAAACGAGATGGCTACTGGTGATGCTAGTGGTACATGGGGTGAAACTACAAATACTAATCTTGAATTAATAGCAGAAGCTTTTAGTTATGGCACAGAAGCCATTACTACAAATGCTGATACGCATACAACTACAATAGCAGATGGAGCAACAGACCCAGGTAGGTCTATGTTCTTAAAATATACAGGCACATTAGATTCTACTTGTACTATTACTATAGGACCTAATACTGTATCTAAACTGTGGATCATAGAAAACGGAACAAGTGGCTCACAATCTATAATTATTAAACAAGGTAGTGGTGCTACAGTAACAATACCTAGTGGTAAAACTAAAGTAATTTATTCTGATGGTGCAGGTTCAGGTGGAGCAATGGTTGATGCTTTTGCTTCTTTAAATTTACAAACAAGTGGAATTATAGAAACATCAGCTTCAATACAAACAGGTCTTATAGAATTTACTGATGGCGATGATGCCATGACTATAGCAGATGGTGGTGGTGTTACCTTTGCACAAACAGCTACTTTTAGTGGTGATATAGATTTAGCTGGTTCTATAGACGTAGACGGAACTACTAACCTAGACGTAGTAGATATAGATGGAGCTGTAGATATGGCTTCTACATTAGCTGTGGGTGGTGTTGTAACTGCAAACGCAGGTGTGGTGGTAGATAACATAACTATAGACGGTACTGAAATAGATTTATCTAGTGGCGACCTTACGATTGATGTTGCAGGAGATATTATTCTTGATGCAGATGGTGGAGATTTTACATTTAAAGATGGTGGCACAACACAGTTTCAATTACAAAATAGTAGTGGTGATGTTCAATTAGTAAATAATACCCAAGACAAAGATATTAAGTTTATGGGTGATGATGGTGGCTCAACCATTACAGCCCTTACCCTTGATATGTCAGATGCTGGTAAAGCTTCTTTTAATAACGGAATTTTAGCAGTCAATATTCAAGGTGCTGGAGACGAATCTGGTTGGACTTTTGGTGGTGCTGCAATAAATCCAAGAAAAAATGGGTCAGCAGCAGACAATACTGTAGATTTAGGGTCAACAAGCGCAAGAATGAAAGACATACATTTTGGCGGCACAATCAATGGCGTAGGTATATCTTCTAATATAACAAACTTTTCTAATAGTATATTAATAAGCCAAGATGCAGGTACAGGAACTTTATCTTCAGCTAGTAATAATACTGGTCTTGGTAATGAAGTATTTAATGCATTAACATCAGGTACTCAAAATACAGCAGTAGGTAGTTTATCTTTAGATGCTAATACTACAGCCGATAACAACACAGCAGTTGGATATAACTCATTAGGAGCAAACACTACAGGTGCTACTCTTGTTGCTATAGGACAAAATGCACTTGCAGCAAATACAACAGCTAATAATAATGTTGCAGTAGGAGCTGAAGCTTTAGAGGCTAATACAACTGGTGCAGATAATGTAGCTATGGGTAAAGCAGCTTTAGCAGATAATACTACAGGTAATTACAATACTGGAGTAGGTACTTTAGCAATATTAGATAATACAACAGGTTCAAGCAATACAGCATTAGGATATTTTGCTTTATCAAATAACACTACAGCAAGTAACAACACCGCAGTTGGTAAAGATGCTTTACTATCAAACACTACAGGAACTCAAAATACAGCAGTAGGTAGTTTATCTTTAGATGCTAATACTACAGGTATAGAAAACACAGCTTTAGGTTATGCTGCCTTAAGTGCTAATACAACTGCAAATTTTAATACTGCTCTAGGTAGAAAAGCACTAGAAGATACTACAACTGGTCATTCTAATACTGCAGCAGGTGCTGATGCTTTAAATCAAAATACAACAGGTGCTCAAAATACTGCTATCGGTTATCAGAATTTATCAGCAAACACCACAGCAGATAACAATACTTCTGTTGGTTTTCAAGCATTAAAAGCAAACACTACTGGTACTCAAAATACCGCAGTAGGTTCTTTATCTTTAGATGCTGCAACTACAGCAGATAACAACACATCAGTTGGTTATGCAAGTTTAACATCTACGACTACAGGAGCAGGTAATACAGCTCTTGGTAGAGCAGCACTAAATGAAAACACTACAGGAACTCAAAATACTGCTATAGGTAAAGATGCTTTAGAATCAAACACAACAACAAGTAGAAATACAGCTGTAGGTTTTGAAGCCTTAGAGCAAAACACAGCATCCGACAACGTAGCAGTTGGTTATTTAGCATTAGATACTAACACATCAGGTTCTAATAACACAGCAGTCGGTACAGAATGTATGGATGCTAATACAACAGGTTCAGCAAACGTAGCTATGGGTTATAGAACTTTAGATGCAAATAGTACAGGCTCTAATAACGTAGCGATTGGTCAACAAGCATTAGGAGCAAATACCACAGCTGATAATAATACAGCAGTAGGTAAAGATGCACTTAAAGCAAACACTACAGGTGCTGACAACAATGCATTTGGCTCTGGTGCTTTAGATGCAAATACTACTGGTGGAGATAATAACGCTTTTGGTAGAGATGCTTTAGGAGTAAACACGACAGGTACAGGTAATACGGCTATGGGTCACGGTGCATTAGATGCCAATACTACAGCAGACAATAATACAGGATTTGGTACAAATGTTTTATCTGATAATACTACAGGACATAGTAACGTAGCGGTTGGTTATAGAGCTTTATTAGATAACACTACAGCAAATAATAACACAGCAGTTGGGTTTTCAGCTTTACTATTAAACACTACAGGTACAAGAAATACAGCATTAGGTAGTTTAGCTTTAGACGCAAATACTACAGCAAGTAATAATACAGCTTTAGGTTATGATGCCTTGACAGATAATACTACAGGTGGTTCTAATACTGCTGTAGGTAGAAATGCTTTATCAGATAACACTACAGGTACAGGTAATGTAGCTTTAGGTGCACTTGCCTTAACATCTAATACTACTTCTAATGGTAATACAGCTCTTGGTTATAATTGTTTGAGTACTAATACCACAGGTGCAACAAATACAGCAGTAGGTCAAGAAGCTTTACAAATGAGCACAACTGCAAATAATAATGTTGCAGTCGGGTATCAAGCCTTAGAAGAAAACACTACAGGTGCTAATAACACAGCTATAGGCACTAATGCTTTAGATGATAATACAACAGCAAATAATAACACAGCAGTTGGTCATGGTTGCATGAGTGCTAATACTACAGGTGACCAAAATGTAGCTATGGGTGTAGGTGCATTAGGAAATAACACAACAGGAACTATTAACGTAGCTATGGGTTTTGGAGCGTTAAATGACAATACAACAGCTAATAACAATACTGCTATAGGTAATCAAGCTTTAGCTGTAAACACTACAGGACCAAGGAATACTGCTTTAGGTTCATCAGCAGGTGCAGCTACAACTACAGGAACTGACAATACTTTTGTCGGTTATTTAGCTGGAGGTGTAGGCACAGTAACAGGTAATAATAATACTACTCTTGGGTCATCCGCTGGTAAAAATTTATCAAGTGGTGGCAACAATCTCTTATTAGGACATGATGCAGGACTTTCGGGAAGTCCGGGTGGACCTATAGATACTGAATCAAATGAAATTGTCTTAGGTGATGAAAATATTTCAGCTGCACATATACAGGTAAGCTTTACAGTAGCATCTGATAAAAGAGACAAAACAGATGTAGAACCTGTAAAAATGGGATTAGACTTTGTTAATAAATTAGAGCCTGTAACATATAAATGGGATAAACGAAGTTTATATGTAGAAAAAGGTGAAGACTTTAATGACATAGTACCAGATGGTTCACATAAAGAAGATTGGTTAGATGTAGGATTTCTTGCTCAAGATGTTGAAAAACTTGAATCAGAATATGGCTACAACATATCTGATAAAACCAATCTAACTACAAATGTTTCTGAAAATGGTGAACAGTATGGATTGACCTATTCTAAATTTGTACCTATGCTTGTAAAAGCAGTCCAACAACTTTCTACGCAAGTAGATGAATTAAAAACTGAAATTAAAATTCTAAAGGAGGAATAAAATGGCAGTAAGTAAAGCAATAACAAAATGTGTTCCGTATGTAAACTCATCTAGTAAAGTAGATAAGTGGGATATAGAAATGACATATACAAATGATAGTGAGGGTGACAGTACTTACTACACTTCTACTTTTAACATCACAGTAGAGCAAGCAGTAAATGGTTTTGCACTTAAAGCTAAAAGCAGCTGGTCTAATTCTGACTTGGTAGCTATCTGTCCTGTATCACATTGGGATACAGTATTTGCTAGTCAAGTAGATAGTGTTATAACCAACCCACCTACTTATAGCACGCCAGACGAAGCATTTAGCGTACCTAGTTAAGGAGGCGAACAATAGCTTCTAACCTTAATTGTTGGGATGCATAGATTTTAGTTTGATTGCATTTTGCACTATAATTAGTTATTAACTTTTAAATGGGAAAATTATGACAGATAAAGAATTAACTAAAGAACAGCAATATTGTAAATCACAAATAAAAGATTTAGAAAACAAAGAATCACAACTTAGTTTTCAATTAGATCAAGTAAGAGCTAGTAAAACAGTTTTTATAAATTTACTTGCAGAACATACTAAAAGTGCTTCAGAAGAAGTTGAAAAAGAATTTAAAGATAATAAGGAAAAAAAATGACAACAATTAAAGATGCTTTAAATGCTATAGAATCTCACGAAAGAGAATGTAAAGCATTATATAAAAGTATTGATAAAAGATTAGAAGATGGCTCTAAGCGTTTTGATAAAATTGAAATGATGATATGGGCAGTTTATCCATTTATAGTAGCTACTGTAATAACAGCAGGATTTTTATCGTGAGTAGAGCAAAAAAAGTAGTAGAAAGAGTAGTAACAAAATTAAAAAAAGCTAGTAAAGCACATGCTGGTCAAGCTAAAAGTTTAGAATCTATATCTTTTAAAAAAGGTCGTAAAACTAAAAGCAGAGTAAATGAAGCTGGTAATTATACTAAGCCTGGTCTACGAAAAAGAATATTTAATAGAATAAAAGCTGGTAGTAAAGGTGGTAGACCTGGACAATGGTCAGCAAGGAAAGCACAAATGATGGCAAAAGCTTACAAAAAAGCAGGTGGCGGATATAAATAATTAAAAACTAAGGGAAAGAGTTATGGCTTATTTACAAAGCAATATTCCACATTTTAAATGTTGGGTTAGAAAAGAATATACACACAATCACGAAAAATATCATGGAGAATTTTTACACGCTATGGCAATAGCTGTAACTACAATGCCATGTCGTTGTTTAAGTTTTCAAGTAATTTTTACAGGTGCAGAAACTTATGACGATCCTGATCAAGATAATGTTTATGGTGGAGCTATGTGGGCAAGGATGCCTATAACAGCTTTAGTTGCAGATATACCAGTAGATGAATGGGCAGAACCAATGCCTGTTTGGGCAGCACAGCCTTGGGATTGTTCTTCTTATAATCATTCAGTATATGTTTTAGATAGAGCAACACCTTCTCCTTGGTTAGCTAAGATAGATGGTGATATGTATCCTGCTAGATATTTATTTACAGTAGATTATGCAGAAAATGAAATAGCAGATGACCCAGCACAACATAAACAAAGTCATGTGTTGGAGTTATTAGATGCTGGAAAATGGACTGGTAATATTGTAGCTTTACCAAATAATAGAGTTAGAGTAACACATCCAGCTTGGTTTGAGGTTGGTAATGGAGCACCAGATTTTAGACCATCTCAACATATACACTATAGTAGAAATGATTTAGATTATGCTTTAGATGTAAACCAAGTATTTGATAATTTATATAATGAGGAAGATTAATGCCTTTAAAAAAAACGCAAAGAAGTTTAAAAAATTGGACAGACCAAGATTGGACTACTTCTAGTGGCAAAAAATCTAGTGAAACAGGAGAAGTATATGCTCCTAAAAAACAAATACAAAGATTAAAATCAACAAAAAAAGGTAGAAGAAAGTTAGCAGCAGCTAATAGAAAAAAGAGAGCAGCTACAAGAGCAGGTAAACAACATGCTAAACATGGATTACACAAAGGAAAAAAAAGATAATGGCTAAAGCACCAGATGCATTTGTTTATAATGCAACATTAGAAAGAATAGTAGACGGAGACACTTTTGATTGCTGTCTTGATTTAGGTTTTAGTGTAAAGCTACATAAACAAAGAGTAAGATTATCTGGTATAGATACACCTGAATCAAGAACAAGAGATAAAGCAGAAAAAGTTTTAGGTTTAGCTGCTAAAGAAAGATTAAAAGAACTTTGTATTGGTGATATAAAAGTTAAATCTTTAGGTAAAGGAAAGTATGGTCGAATACTTGGAATACCTTATACAGAAGATGGCAAAGATATTTGTCAAATATTAATTAAAGAAGGTCATGCAATAGAATATCATGGCGGTAAAAAAACTAAAATATGGGGTGATTACTAATGAATGATGGACAAGGAAGATTTGGCGGAGATATGGATCGCAATGAAGTAGAAATGGACTTAAATAAGTTCATGGCTATGATTCAAGAAATAGGTGCACTAAAAGATAAAATTAGGGAATTAGAAGATGTTACTAATGTAAATCCACATCAAAAATGGATACATTTAGCACAAGCTGTAGATTCATGGCGTATTTTTCCAAGAGCATTTTTAACTGTTTATATTTTTTTACTTTATTATACGGTGATGTGGTTTATGGATTTGCCTGAACCAAGTTTTGAGCAATCAGGTCTTATATCAATTATTGTTGGAGCAGGTGCTGCTTGGTTTGGTTTATATGCAGGAACATCAGGATCATCTAAAAGTTTTAAAGGAGAAGGTAAAGATTAATGAATCAAGCCATTAATTTAGTTGGTGAAGTAGGATTACCAATAGCTAGTGGTTTGATAATGGGATATTTTATTTTTCTTATAATAAGACAGCTTATGAATAATCTTGTTTCTGATATTAAATCAGTTCAAGGTATAACTAAAATGCTTATTACTAGAGCTTCAATAATGAATAATGACATAATTAGAATTGATACTGTTGTATCAAGTGCTTTAAACATACCTCCTGATTTGGATAGAATAGCTAGAGCAGAAAATTTTGTAGAAGATGGAAAAATAGATGCAAGGCGTGACTAATGGATATAGTTATATTAGTGCAAAAATTTGGTTTTCCTACTGTTATGGTTATAGGTTTAGGATATTTTGTATTTTTTGTTTGGCAAACAATAACAAAAACTATTGATCCATCTGTTAGTGAAATGAAAACAACAATTATTAGATTAACTGATCAACTTCGTTTATTAGATCAAGATATGATAAGGTTAAAAGAAAAAGTTGATACAGTTGTAAAGCTTAAAGAAAATGATAGAAATAAAAAATAAAAAAAATTTACATGAAGAACATGAAAAAATATTTATACTTAAAACTTTAGTTATTATAGGAATAATAATATTTTTAGGTATTATTGGTGTTAATTTAAGTGCTGATCAAATAACTTTTAAATTTAAGTCCCCATCTTTTTCTGGAATTGGTACTAGCTCACATTATCTTACTATTGAGAATCAAGAGCATATGCGTAAGATGACTATAAAAGAAGAAATAAAAGCATTACAAGAACAACTAGAAAGAGATGCTGAGAATACAACACTTGCAAGATTTATAAGAAATTTAGAAAGTCGTATTTATGCACAAATATCCAGACAGATTGTAGAAAATATGTTTGGTGAAACACAATCAACGGAAGGCACATTTGAACTAGAAGGTAATATCATCTCTTATAAAATAGAAGATGGTATGATAATACTTACAATTTTTAATACTAATGATGGTACAACAACTGAAATATCTTTGCCTCTCGGGGATTTTTCTTTCTAGTTGTGCAGTCTTTGATGTAGTCAGAGATACAAAACCAGAAAGATTTGAAAGAAAAGGATTAAATAATTACAGTATATTTGATTTACAATCTGCTGAACTTAAATATATACAAGCACCAAAAATAAAACCAGTTGTAGCTGTTTATCCTACTGCATTTACAGATCAGACAGGACAAAGAAAAAGTAATAGTGAGTTTGCTTTATTTTCATCAGCTATAACACAAGCACCATATACTATACTTATAAGGTCTTTAAAACATGCTTCAGATGGTAATTTTTTTCGTGTAGTTGAAAGAATAGGTCTTGATAATCTTACAAAAGAAAGACAACTTATAAGATCGACAAGAGAACAATTAGATGATGAAAATGTTTTATCACCTTTATTGTTTGCAGGAGTTTTATTAGAAGGCGCTGTTGTTTCATATGATAGTAATCTATCAACTGGTGGAATAGGAGCTAGGTATCTTGGTATTGGTTCTAGTATGCAATATAGAGAAGATTCTGTTAGTGTAAGCTTACGAATGGTATCTGTAGCTACAGGAGAGATACTTATAGAAGTAATGTCACAAAAAACTATATATAGTTATGGGCAGTCACAAGATATTTTTAAATTTATAGAAATGGGAACTGAGCTTGTAGAGGTAGAAATAGGTTCTGCCTCAAATGAGAGCACTACTTTAGCTTTAATGAAAGCTATTGAGGGTGCAATTTTAGAACTTATTAATATAGGGTACGAAAGAGGGTACTGGAAATATGAAAAAATTAATTAACTTTGTTTTATTTTTATCATTATCTGTTTTGGCAGATAATGAAATATATGTAGATCAGTCAGGCAATTCAGCTACTATTGATTTAGAACAACTTGGATCATCAAACTTAATAGGTGGAACACAGGCTACATCTGGAACAATGACTGCTTTAGACCTTGATGGTGTGTCAATGACACTTGACATTAATCAAATAGGAAGCTCAAACATTTTTAGATCAGATGCTATTGATGGTGATAACTTCACTGGATATTTTGAGTGGAATGGTGATTCTAATATTATGGATATACTTATGAACAGTACAGGTCTTATTAGTGCTGATTATGTTAATCTTAATATTGACGTAACAGGCAGTAGTAATGAATTTGATTTAGCTATAGCTGAAAATGCAGATTCATCTTATCTAGACTTAGATTGGATAATAACTGGAGATAGTAATGAGCTTGATTTTGATATTGACTATGCAAATGCAATTAACTATCTTGATATAAACGGAAGCACAAACACATTAAATTTCACTGGAAGTGGGTATGGTGGAACATCATCAGCAGATGCAGGTTATTTTTATCTAGATTTAGATGGGAGTTCAAATACAATTGACATTACACAATCATCTACATTGGCAAGGGATTATCTTAAAATTATTAGCAATACTTCTAATAGTAATATTTGCGTTATTCAAAACGACCAAGGTACAAGCACAAGCTGTTAATATTGGTGATATCTCTGAATTAAGAGGTAACGCACAAATAGTAAGAAATAAACCCTTAGATGCTTTTGTAGATTTTAATATACAAAGTAATGATGAAGCTATAACTTCTAATGGTCGTATGGCTATAACATTTCTTGATGATTCTACAGTTAGACTTACAGAACACAGTCAATTATTAATAGACGAGTATATATACGATCCAGACCCAAGCAAATCTAAAATGGCACTTACATTTGCTATTGGAACAACTAGATTTATTTCTGGGAATATAGATAAACTTAATAAAAAAAATATATCTTTAAAAACACCTACAGCTAATATTGCTATAAGAGGAACAGATTTTACAGCTACAGTAAATGAGTTGGGTGAATCATTAATAATACTTTTGCCAGATAAATATGGTTTATCTAGTGGAGAAATAGAAGTAATAACTGCAACAGGAAGTGTCATACTTAATAAACCTTTTGAAGCTACTACTGTTTCCGTATTTGAAAATGCACCAAGCAAGCCAGTAATATTAGATTTATCTTTAGATTTAATTGATAACATATTAATAGTATCACCACCTGAAGAAAAAGAAATAAAACAAGAAGAAGTTGTTGCACAGTCAAATAGTATTTTAGATTTTAATGATTTAGATATTGATTATTTAGAAGAAGATTTTTTAGATAGTGAATCTGATTTAGAATTTACTGAGCTTGATATAAATTATTTAGATGTAAATTTTCTTGAAGATTTGTTAGATGTAATAGATGAATTAAATATAGAAGATGAACAAGAAGAATTACAAGCTGATGTAACATCTTTATCTATTGTAGGCACTAAGTTTGGTCAAGATACTGAAACACAAATAACTACTTTTGTTACAGGTGAAAAATTAACTGTTTTAAGAAGTGTTAATAATACAGCTAGAATAGATATAAACTCTGGTGGTAGTTATACAGTTATTTTAATACAAGATGGTGTATCAAGAACTATAAAAATAAATGGTGGTAGTAGCAGTATTATAAGAATTAAACAGGAAAGCTAATGAAAAAACTTATATTACCTATAGTTGTAATATTATTATTACCATTAATATATCAATTAACACCAACAGAGATATTAAAACTTAGAGTATATGATGCTCTAATAGAAACACCAGAATCATCAGGTAATTTTGTAATATTAAATATAACTGAAGAAGATGTAGAGATTGAAGGTGGTTATCCTTTACCAAGACAAAGACTTGCAGAGATAAATTTACAATTATTATCTAAGGGTGCTATAGGAGTTGGCTGGGCAATATCATTTCCACAAGCTGATAGATTTGGTGGTGATGAGGATTTTGCTAGATCACTTGGTTATGCACCTTCAGTTATAGCTATGTTTGAAGATGGTAAAGGTAATTATCCTAAACCTACAGGAACAGTGGTGAAAGGTAAAGATAATGGTGGTATAGTAAGTTTGGGAGTTAAGGAAAACCTGAACACTCTTACAGATAATACATTGCAGGGTCTAGCCATTGCTCCCACAGAAGTAGATCAACTTGTAAGAAGAATACCTCTTTTAGTTAAAACTCCAGAAAATCAATGGATAGCTAGTTTTGGCACACAAATATATAAATCAATATTTGATGTTAAGACATACATTATAAAAACTAGTGATAATGGTATAGAGGAAATATCAATACGAGGAATACCACCTGTCAAAACAGATACTTTAGGTCGTAAATGGATAAGTTGGGTAGATACTCAACAAACAGATTTACAAGAAATGGATGTTAATGGTAGGTTTGTTATTGTTGGAGTTACTGCAGCAGGGGTGATGCCGCAAATTTCTACACCTGTTGGTTTATTAGAGCCTCATAAAATACAAGCTGCATTAGCAGAAAGTATATTAATACAAGATAGTCCTTATATTCCTGATTGGCATTTGGCTGCTGAATTATTAATTCTAGTGATAACAGTAACCTTTGTATGGTTTTTAATAAATATTTTTGGAATAACTCTAGGAATAACATTTACCAGTCTATTATTTTTATTAACAATATTTTCTGGATACTATTTAATACAGCGTGGAATATTAATAGATGTTAGTTGGACTTTAATATCTCAATTTATAACTGCTTCTATAGGTTTTTATTTACGATTTAGAGAACAGTACAAACTAAGACAACAAGTTAAAAAACAATTTGAACACTACCTTGATCCAAGACAAGTTAAAAAACTACAAGATGATCCAAGTTCTTTAGTATTAGGTGGAGAACGTAGATATTGCACTTTTTTATTTACAGATGTAAGAGGATTTACTTCTATGTCTGAAAAATTAGAACCTGAAGAAGTAACAAATATAATGAATAAAGCTCTAACAATACAAGCAAATGCAGTTAAAAAGTATGGTGGTATGGTTGATAAGTATATTGGTGATGCAATGATGGCTATATTTAATGCTCCAATAGACTTAGAAGAACATGAGACTGTTGCTGTTAATTGTGCTAAAGAAATACAAGATAATATAAAACAAGAAAATTTAGGTATTGAGATTGGGATAGGTGTTAATACTGGATATGCTGTTGTAGGCAATATGGGAAGCGAAACAAGGTTTGATTATACAGCTATAGGTGATGCTGTTAATCTTGCAGCTAGATTAGAAAGCTCTACTAAAGAAGTGGGAGAAGATATAGTTATAGGTCATTCTACAAAGAAAGAATGTAAACATAAGTTAAAGTTATTAAAACCAATATCTGTTAAAGGTAAACAAAAAAAGGTAATAATATATACATGGAATTAAAACTAAAATTATTATTAGATTGGATTTTAAGTTTATTTAGAACTAGATATAAAGTTACTGTTTCTTTTAATAAAGAATATGGTGATGCAGATGATAGAAATTATGTTGCTAAAAAAATAATTATACAAAAAGAAAAACATCTTAAATTTAGAGATGAAGAAGATAAAATAGTAGAATATAGAAGTGCAGCAGGTTTAAATTATATTATAGAGGATATGTAGTGCAACAAATATTAATAGGAATAATATTAATTTTAGGTTTAAGTAGTTATTGGTTATATCAAGAAAACAATACTTTAAAAGCAAATAATATTGCTTTAGAAGGAGCAATAGCTACACAAGAAGAAGCAATAGAAACTTTACAAAATGATTTTGCTTTACAAACTACACAACTTCAAGATATGACTAAGAAAAGTCAAGAAGCACAACGAGAGCTTAATAGATATACTCAATTTATACAGAATTATCAATTAACAGCAAAAATATTAACTGATCCTACAGAAATGCAAAGGAAGATAAATAATGGTACAAAACACATTATGGAAGATATTGAGAAAATCAGCGTTACAGTTGACGATCTTGATGATGGTTTGCAGTTGCAGCCTAATTCCAACTAAACAAATAGAAGTTACTGCAAAACCTATGGACAGGACTATTATTCAGCCTGTTATGCCAAGAGAAATTGATTTGAAAGAGGTAAGATGGTTAACAATAACACCAGAAAACTTTGAAGAACAGTTTAAAGTTATAGAGAATCAAGAAGGAGAATTAGTATTTTTAGCTATGACTGTCCCTGATTACGAAGTCATGGCATATAATATGCAAGAAATTAAAAGATACATAATAGAATTAAAAGATGTTGTGGTGTATTACAGAGAAGTTACTACAAAACAAGAGGAGAACTAATATGAATATTTCACAAGAAGGTATAAGCTTAATAAAAAAGTTTGAGGGTTGTGAGTTTAAAGCCTACAAGTGTGCTGCAGGAAAATGGACAATAGGATTTGGCAGAATTAAAAATGTAAAAGAAGGCGATACTTGTACACAAGAACAAGCAGAAGAATGGTTAAAAGAAGAATTACCAGTCTATGGTTCTTATGTAAATAGTGCTGTAACTGTGCCATTAGAACAAAATGAATTTGATGCTTTAGTAGCTTGGACTTATAACTTAGGTCCTACAAACCTAAATAGTAGCACTATGTTAAAAGTTTTAAACGAAAATAAAAAAGATGAAGTTCCACACCAAATGCGTAAATGGAATAAAGCAAGAGTAAATGGAGAAAAAGTAGTTTTGCCAGGTTTAGAACGAAGAAGATTAGCAGAATCTTTACTATTTGAAGGTAAAGAATGGCATGAGGTTTAAATATGCCATTAAGAAAGTATGTATTTAGACCAGGAATAAATAAAGAAGGCACTAATTATAGCAATGAAGGTGGCTGGTTTGATGCAGATAAAGTTAGATTTCGTAAAGGTAGACCTGAAAGAATAGGTGGTTGGCAAAAACAAAGTACTGATAGTTTTATTGGTACATCAAGAAAAATTTATTCTTATAAAGCTGCTAGTGGTACAAATTATATAACTCTAGGCACTCATCAAAAATTTTATGTATTAGAGGGTAATCAATATGCTGATGTAACTCCTATTAGAAGCACAACATCTGCAGGAGATGTAACATTTGCAGCAACAAATGGAAGTTCAACTATTACAGCAACTGATACTTCTCATGGTGCAGTGCAAGGAGATTTTGTTACATTTAGTGGTGCAGCAACTTTAGGTGGCAATATTACTGCTACAGTTTTAAATCAAGAATATCAAATAGATACTGTTCCAAATGATAACACATTTACTTTTACAGCTACTGCAACAGCTAATTCAAGTGATACTGGTAATGGTGGCAGTTCTATAGTTGGTGTATATCAAATTAATTCTGGGTTAGATTCATATGTTACATCTACAGGATGGGGAGCAGGAACATGGAGTGCTGGAACTTGGGGTTCTACGACATCTTTATCTTTTGCTAATCAACTTAGATTGTGGTCAATAGATAATTTTGGTGATGATACAGTTTTAAATCCGAGAACTGGTGGTCTTTTTTATTGGGATGAATCATCAGGAACTAACACTAGAGCAGTAAATGTAACAACAAAGGCTGGAGCTAGTGATGTACCTACAATAGCTTTACAAACAATGGTTTCTGATGTAGATCGTCATGTTATTACTTTTGGCTGTAATCCTGTAGGATCATCAAATTTAGACCCTTTATTAGTAAGATTTTCAGATACAGAAAGTATTACTGATTGGACACCAACTGCAACTAATCAAGCTGGTGGAGTACAACTATCTATGGGTTCTACAATCATAGGAGCTTTACAAACAAGGCAAGAAATACTTATTTGGACAGATGCAGGTATTATCTCTATGAGGTTTGTAGGAGCACCATTTGTTTTTTCTTTTAATGAAGTTGCACAAGGTCCTTCTTTAATATCTCCAAATGCAGCAGTTAGTGCAAATAATAGTGTTTATTTTATGGATAATGGTGGATTTTATGTCTACTCAGGTTCTGCACAAAGATTGCCATGCACAGTTTTAGATTATGTTTTAAGTGATCTTAATCAAGGACAAGCATTTAAGATATTTGGTGCTGTAAATGATAGTGCTAATGAGATTATGTGGTTTTATCCTTCAAAAGATAGCTCAGAAGTAGATAGATATGTTTTATATAATTATTTAGAACAAGTATGGTCTATAGGAACTACTGCAGATAATTTTGTGAGAACAGCTTGGGATCAAGCATTAATATTAACTAATCCTATAGCTGCAAGTAAAAATAGTAGCACAAGCAATAATAACTATATTTTTAGACATGAAATAGGTCATGGTGATGATGGTGATGATTTTACTGCATTTATAGAATCAAGTGATTTTGATTTAGACCCAGATGGAGAAAATTTTATATCTGTAAATAAAATAATACCTGATATACAATTTAGAGATCAGCAATCTACATCTGATAATGTAGATATAATAATTAAAGGTAGAGATTATCCATTAGAAAGTTTATCAACATTATCTACTGTTTCAGTTACTCCAGCTTCAACATTTACTAATACTAGAGCTAGAAGTAGACAATGTGCAATAAGAGTATCTAATTCATCAAATGATTATGGTTGGCGATTAGGTGATGTAAGATTAGATATAAGACCAGATGGTAAAAGATAATGGCAAATCCTAAAAATATAGTATTACCAATACCTAGACAAGAATATGATGCTATAGAAGAAACAGTATCAAGAAGAATTACAGAACAAGCTATACAAGATTTAGCTATTCAAGTTAGTAAATTAAGTAAATTACAAGATGTTGTATCAAGTAAAGCTGTAAAGAGACAACAATTTTTATTAATGGGAATGAAACATGGCTGATAATTTAAAAGTTTTAGGTCAATTAGACCCAGCAGCAACTACAACTACTACGCTTTACACCTGTCCTGATATGACGCAAACAACAGTAAGTTCAATAGTTGCAGCAAATAGAACAGGATCAGCAATAACATTTAGATTAAGTGTTCATGTTGCTGGTGCAACTGCTGATGATAAGCAGTTTCTTTTTTATGATAAATCAGTATCAGCAAATGATTCTTTTGCTATTGTTTTAGGCATAACCTTAAATCAAACAGATGTAGTAAAAGTTTATACAAGTGCAGTTGACATGAGTTTTAATATGTTTGGCTGTGAAACCAAAGAGGAAGATAGATAGATGGATATAAAACAACAAACTAAGAACGTAGCAGCACAAGGTCGTTTTGGCGATTCTATGTTACTTCATGTTAATCCTGCAGAAGTTAAAGGATTAGCATCTGCTATGCCTATAACAATGAATCCAGAAACAGGACAACCTGAAGCTTTCTTACCTTTCTTAGCACCTATGTTAGGTAGTTTATTAGCACCTACTTTATTAGCTGGAACAGGTTTATCAGCAGCAGCATTATCAGGTATAGGAGCAGGTTTAGCTACTTATGCACAAACAGGTGGTTCTGGTAAAAAAGCATTATTATCAGGTCTTACAGCAGGATTAGGAACAAAAGCTTTAAGTGATGTAGCTAATCCAGGATTTATTGGACCAGTGCAGCCAGGTACTCCAATACCGCCAGCTCCGACTACAGGACCAGTAGAATCATTACAAAATATATTTAGTGGTGGACTTGATGAGGGAGTTCAGGCATTAGGAAGTGCTGCAATGACTCCAACTGGTATGTTAGCAGGAACTGCAGCAGGTACAGCGAGTGTTATACAGTCACAAGAAGAATTTGAAAGAATGTTAGCTCAAATGGATATTGATGAAGAAGAAAGAAAAAGATTAATGTATGAAAGATATCCTGAACAAATACCTATGGCTAGTGGAGGTAGAGTAGGTTTTCAAAGAGGTCGTAATGTTTATTTTAATGGCAATGATGATTACTATAATTATGATGATGGGAATGTTGGTGTAGGTAATAATCCTTTAACAGGTGGATATAATCTACCTGCTCGTAGGGCACCAAGACAAATTCCTAGAGGTTTTATGCCAGGTTTTCAGCCTGAGTTTTCATATTTTGAATCAATAAATCCAACTGCAACTGATTTAGGTTTTAATCAGGGTCAGGAACAAACTCAAGGTTTTAATTCTTTTGCACCACCTAGAAGGGGTGGATTTGGTGGTTTGTTTGGACAAAGAAGGAGACCAATGAGAGGTAGAGATGTTATGTACCCAGGTGGTAGTCCTACTTTTGATGAAAGAGGATTTAGATTTGGTAGACCACCTATGTTTGCAGGATATGGTAATCCATTTATGCAGTCTCCAACTTATCAAACATTTTATGGTACTCCACAAATGCAACAAATGTTAAATCCATATGCTAGATTTGTGCAACAGCCTATGCCATTCCCAATATTTGAACGACCAGTAAGACCACCTGCTCCACCATCAATAGGTGGACCAGGAGAAGGACCAATATCTACACCACCACCAGACTCAGTAACACCACCACCAAATGTTGGTGGACCAGTACCATCTCCAAAAGGTGCAGCTTTTAATCCTACTCCAGTTGATCCTGGTGATAATTTTGTAAATCCTTTTGTTGGTGGACCAGCACCTGATCCTATGCCTACACCAGGGTTGCCTAATCCAAGTGAGTTACCAGTAACTGGACCAGGAGATGAAGACATATTTGGTGGCAAACCACCAAGTATGCCTAAACCTAATCCAATAGATTTTGCTAAACCTTTACCAGGTGGTGGAACTATATATGATCAATCTCCAGAAACTATTACTATACCTATTGAAGGTGGAGCAGATGTAACTATACCTGTAGAAATGCCTGTAACTAAACCAACACCTCCACCATCAATAGGTGGACCAGGTGGTGGTTTTAATGATGATAGAGTATTTGCAGGTGGCAGTCCTACATTTAATGAAAGAGGACCTGTATTTACACCACCTATATCAGCAGCACCAGCTAATACACCAATGCAATCATTTGGTATTAGACCTATGACTAATACTCCTATGTTTAATGCACCTATGTTTGCAGAAGGTGGAGACACCGATAAAGAATTACCTAATGAAGGATTAAAAGCTTTAGCTAAAACAGAAAAAGGTAGAGAGGCTGTAAAAGCAATGGGTTATCAAGAAGGTCAAGATGTAAATATGCCTACTGGTCAATCAACAGATATGATGCAAGACCCTATAGTACAAGAAACTATACAGTTTATTTTAGGAGAAACTGATAATAGTGATGTTGTAAATGAGTTTATTGTTAAGTATGGACAAGAACAATTTATGATATTGCGAGATCAAATACTAAGACAAGCTGCAGGCAATTTAGATGTACAAACTGAAGGGTTAATTAGAGGCAATGGCAATAGTGGCATGGCTGATGACTTACCTATGTCAATAGGAGCAGATACAACTGCTGCTGCTGTATCACAAGATGAGTATATTATTCCTGCAGATGTTGTATCTATGTTAGGAGATGGCAGTTCTGATGCTGGCTCTAAACAATTAGATTCTATGTTAGATAGAGTTAGAACAGAAAAAACAGGTACAACTAAACAAGCAGGTCGTATAAATCCAAATAAGGTATTACCAAGATGAATGAAGTAGCAGAAAAAATAGAAGCAAAAGAAGAATTTGATATATCATTAATGCCAAGCGATAGAATTACTTTGGTATGGGATGATTGTGAAAAGTTTTTACAAAAATCTTGTAATCGTTCTAATGGTAGAGCAACTACTAAAGATATATTTTATGATTGCATAAGAAATGTTTGTTCTTTATGGATTATATTTGATACAGAAACTTTAGAAATTACAGGTTGTGCTATTACTAAAATAAGTCAATATCCTACTGGCAAAAGAATGTTAAATATTGATCATGTAGCTGGTAAGAAAATGAATGAATGGGCAGATAGAGGTTTAGAAGTTATATATAAATGGGCAAAAGCTAATGACTGTAATGGCGTAGAAGGCGTTGGCAGAGAAGGTTTTTGGAATTGGATTAAATCAAAAGATAATTGGCAAAAAACATCAATATTTTTTGAATATGAATTTGAGGACAGTAAATAATGGGTGGTAGAAGTAGTAGTGCACCAGCACCAACAGAAACAAGGGTAACTCAGAGTGATTTACCAGAATACGTTCAACCTTATTTTGAGAGACTTCTTAAAAGAGGTGAGGCTGAATCTAATCAGCCATATACACCTTATGGTGGCGAAAGAATAGCTTATTTTTCACCTGATGAGTTATCTTCACAGGCTATGACTAGAGGTTATGCTCAATCAGGTACACCTTTTGAGTTTGATGTAGCTTCACAAAGAGCAGCTATGTTAGGTGGACCATATGGTTCTGGATATGATGCAATGACTACACAATCTTCATATGATCCTAGAGATATAACATCAATGTATGGAGCTGGTAATGTTGGTGAGCAATATGTGCCTTTAGGTTTTGAAGAAAACTTACAAAGATTTATGTCTCCATATCAACAAAATGTTATAGATATACAAAAAAGAGAAGCTCTAAGACAATCAGAAATGTTAGGTGATAAAACTGCAGATGCAGCTATTAGATCAGGTGGTTTAGGTGGCTATCGTGAAGCTATAATGCAAGCAGAAAGAGAGCGTAATTTAGGACAACAATTAGATGATATACAAGCAAGAGGTAGTCAAGCTAGTTATCAATCAGCACTACAACAACTTGAAAGAGAGAGAGCTGCTGAATTAAAAGGAGCACAATTTGGACTACAACAATTTGGTGTTAGCGAGAAATCAAGACAAGCAGAAGAATCATTTAGACAAAGAGCTTATGATGCAGGTGAAAAAGCTAGACAGGCAGCAGCTAAATTAGGTTTAACTGCTGATCAACAAAATGAAGCAGCAAGACAAGCAGAAGAAAAATTTGCTCAAAGTGCATATAGTATGACACAAAAATATGGCTTAGAATCTATAGATGCTTTAAGAGGGATTGGTCGTGATATACAAGATGATGTAAGACAAAGAATTGGAGCATTGCAAGGTATTGGCTCACAACAAAGAGGTATGCAACAAGCTTCTTTAGATATGGGTTATCAAGACTTTTTAAGACAACAAGGATTTACACAAGATCAGTTAGGTTTCTTAGGTGGATTACTAAGAGGTGTGCCTGTTCAACCACAGCAACAAATAAGCACTTATCAACAACAACCAGGATTATTCCAGTCAGCTTTAGGTATGGGACTGCAGGGACTTGGACTTTATAAGGGATTATCATAATGGCAAATTTAGTAGAATTATCACAAATGGCAGAAGATATGCCTGATGAACAGTTAATACAATCAACACAAGGTCAAGGAAATTTACCACCATTCGTTGCTATAACAGAAATAAAACGTAGAACAGATTTGCGTAAAGCTTATGAAGCACAACAACCTAAGCCACAAGCATCTGTGGCTGAGGAGTTAGTAGCAGAATTTGCAGGAAGTCCATCTGGTTTAGGAGCTATGGCTCAGTCACCTGATTTACAACAAGCTTTCCCATCGGGTGATATGGGTAACATGGCTCCGCCTTCTCCTATGCAGATGATGGCTAGCGGTGGTAGAACTGGTTATCAAGCAGGCACTTATGGTGGATATAATCTTGATGCTTATTCTTCAACACCAAATAAAGTAGAAGAACAAATACAATCAACACTTAATAATCCCATGTTAGATAACTTAACTGAAGAAGAAAAAATTAAATTATTTGGTAAAAGTGGAATACTTTTTGATCCCTATAATCCAGTAGATTATATATTAGCTCTTTCTGGTGTAGGTAAACTTGGACAAATAGGATTTAAAGGATTAAAAGCTTTAAAAGCAAAAGGAGCTTTTCAACCAAAAATAGTAAAAGAAACAAAATTACCAGATATAAAAGTAAAAGGTGGTGGTAAAAAACCTGGTGGTGTTATGGTAGAAACAACACAAGAAGCAGGAAAATTGCGTGGATTAGTAGATAATCCTATTACAAGAAATCCATTTACATTTGGTTTAGGCTCAGCATATGTTCTTGGTAAAGGGCAACAATTTTTTGGTGCTAGTTCTGAAAATGAAAGATTAAGAAAAGAATTAAATGATTTAAGAGCAAAACAAGCTGCTAATACAAAAACAAATGAACAAGATGTTTCACTTAAAGTAGAAGAAGATTCAGATAAAGGATTAACTAAACTTAGAGAATTTGCAACATCTCCTGATAATGCAGACCTATTAATAGGTCTTGGTGGTGCTATATCTTCAGCTAAAAATATAGGTGAATTAGGTAGTGGTATATCTGATGCATATAGAGGAGTTATGGCAGATAGAGCTGCTGTAAAGCAAGCAGGTTTACAAGGTAGATTATTAGAAGCACAGATTTCTAAAATTGAATTAGAAGTAGCTAATATGCCATTAAATATTGCTATTAAACAGTATGAGTCTTTGAATGATTTAGTTGATTCTGGAGTATTAACTGCAGAAGAAGCAAAAATAAGAGAAATTGCATTATCAAAAAGAATACAGAAATTACAGGGAATAACAGCTAATCAAAAAAGTGAAAGAGATGAATTATTAGGTTTAACTAAAGTAGTATAAATTATGACTGAATATGATATTGGTGGTGGGAAAAAAATACAAATTCCAGATAATTTAGATGCTGAAACAAGATTAAAATTAGCTGAAGTTATAAAAGATGAATATGGAATAGATATAAATCAAACATCAGCACTAGAGCAAGCAAAAGAGTTTGGTAAAGCGATACCTAGAGGTATTGCTAGTTTAGCTTTAGATGTGCCTACAGGTATTGTTGGTTTATTTGATATTGGCAACGATAGTAACTTATATAAAGGTCTTGAAGGTTTACAAGATAGACTAAGACAAGATTCTGTATTAGCAGCAGACCCACGATATGCTGATAAATTTTCTACAAAACTAGGAGAAGGCGTAGGATCGTTTGTTCCTTTCTTAGGTGCAGGTATGGTAGGTAGAGCTTTAGCAAAGGCACCAGGAGCAGCTAAAGGCTTTTTATCACCAACATTTACAGCACCAACAGCTTTAGCAATACCAACAGGTATAGCAGCACAAGGCGATAGACTGCAGATGGCTAGAGAGATGGGTGAAGATGTAAGTGGTCTTACTGAGACTACTGCTGAATTATTTGGTGGTCTCATAGGTATAAGTGAAGTAGTGCCTATTGCTAGTATATTAGGTAAAGTTCACAAAAACGCACCATTATCTTATAAAGAACAATTAGTATCAGCATTGCAATCAGGAGCTGTTGAAGGTGGTCAAGAAGTTCTTGCTTCAGTATTACAAGATGGTGTAGCAAGAGGTCTTTATAGTGAGGACTTACCTACTGGCGATAGTATGTTTGAAGAATTTACTATTGGTGGCATTATTGGTGGTGCTGCTGATCTAGTTGTATCTAGTATGGCTGGTAAAAAATCTATAAGAGATGCACAAATAAGAGAAGATGAGTTAAGGTCTGAAGAAAATAAACGAAAAATAATACTTGAAAAGAAACAAGAACAAGCTGTTGAACAAGGTGTGCTTGAAGAAATGCAAGACATACCATCTGTTACAGTTCCACAAATAATAGCACCTGAAGAACTAGGAGCAGAGCCATCTGTAGAAGTTATAGTCACACCACAAGAACAATTTGCTGTTGTTGATATTAGTAATCCTGAAGCTCCTGTAGAAATTGATATAAAAGATAAAGAAGTAGATGCTATTAAAGTTAGAGATAAAATAACGCAAGACTTTAACAATAAAAAATTAAAATCAAAATTAGACAATGACACTTATAACTTAGGATTAATTAATAGTTCTACTGCTTATGAAATAGGACAAAGCTTAGAAGATAGTAGAGCTAGTGATGTAACTATTTCACAGTTAATTAATAGTGTGCCTAAAAATTCTAAACAAGAGGTAACTCTTAGAGGCTTAGTAAATAGTTTTGTTGCACAAAATCCAGGCAAAACTTCTCGTAGTTATCCTAGATTATCTATGGCAGAAGCTAAACAATTATTAACTGCAAAACAATTTAATGAATTTACATCTGCATATGCACAAGGAGTATTTAAGGCTTCTGAGAAAAAAGGTGAGCCTTCTATTATTGCAGATAAAGATACAATAGATACATCAGCTAAATATATAAAAGAAATAGCTGCATCTAAAAATATAGATTTAAGTTTCTTATCACCTGCTGTTTTATACGCAGCAGAAAAATACACAGGTACTGCTGAGTTCAGTAAAATGAATAAAGGTCAAAAAGAATTATTTTTGGCTAAACTTCATTCAATTCCAAAGTTCAATTCAAGAACAACTTTCCCAGACTTTAGACCAAGAGACTATACTGCACAGGATATGGCAGATTTTGTTGCTAATGCAAAAAGCGACAAGATTCTTTTTAATAGAATTTCATTACAACAAACTGGTAGACAAGATCAGTTTTTTGATGATTTGATTTATAGTGGCAGAGCTGAACAAGTAGAAGGCACTAATAACTATAAGATTAGAGATAACTTTGAGTTTGATATAGCTAGAAAAGCAGAAGGTTTTAATGAAACACCAGAAGAATTTGGTGCAAGACTTACTACAGAAGGCAAATTACCTGCAGAATCTATTGCAGAATTAGTAGAACAAGAAAGAACAAAACAAGAAAGACTATTACCACCTGTAGAAGTAGAACCTAAATTTATTAACTATGCTGAGACCTTGCAAGAAGGTAAGGTTAATAAGTTTGCAAAAGAGTTTAGAAAAAGATTAAACGCTGTAGGTTTAAAAGAAACTGGTATTGTTGTAAGTGATGACATACTTTCTACTACTACATTAAGGAGAGTAGATGGAGAAATAAAATTTGATCCAAGAGAAACTAGAGGATCAGTAGAAGGACAATATGATAAAAATACAGATACTATATTTTTATCTTTAAATGCAGTTAATCCTGATGGTGGTGCTACAGAAGTAGAAATAGAAGAAAGACTTAGAAAAGTATTAGACCATGAAATGATACATGCTTTTAGAGCAAAAGATTTAATTAATAAATCTGAATATAGTTATTTAACTAAGATGACTAAGACAACTAAATTTCCTAATGATTTAAAAAATAGAACTTTTTACAATGAAGCTGTAGAAAGAACTAAAAGAGAAAGACAAGGCAGAAGTGCTGCAATACAAGAGGATTTAATTGTAGAAGAAGCTATAGCAGAACTTTTTAGAAATAAAGATTTACTGATTAATACTCCTCCTAAAGTAGATGGCATCTTTAATAAGATAATTCAGTTCTTTAAAACTGCAGGACAAGCAATGCGTAGCTCAGGCTACAAGAGTGCTACAGAAATATTTAATAATATAGAATCTGGCAGGGTTGGTGCAAGAGAAAGAGGAGTTGTGCGAACCACAAGACTTGTAGATAAGGGTCTTATTCCTGCTAATTTTCTTACGACAGAAGAACGAGATGAAGTTATAAGGACACCAGAGCCAATTCCTGGTGATGAGATAAGACAAACTCTAAGACCTAGAGGCATAAGACCTACAGCTATACCAAAACCAACACCAGCACCACCTGTGCCACCTACACCAACAGGTCCTACTACTCCACCTACTACACCTACACCACCTGTTGGACCTGTTACAAGTCCTGTGCCAAATAAAATTTATAACTCACAAACAATGAGTTTTGCAGAAAGAGCAAAAGAAAGACAATTTATTTTAGATGGTCTTAGAAATGCAGGTGTATTTAATCCAAGAAGTCGTACTAAAGGTGATTCTGTAAAGATGATGAAATGGTTAAAAAATAATGCACCTAATGAAGATTACAAAATTATAGCTACAAAAGTGCATCAATCTTTACTAGCGTTACAAAAATTAGGTTATGACTTTCCTTTAGAAATTACACAGAATCAAAGAAAAGTAAGAGGATTTAGAGGTAGGATAGGGTATGACAAACTAAGACCACAATCTTTTGAAATGCGTATTAATGATAAGTTTGGTAGAGATATTCCAAAAGATGAAACAGCTATTAAATTAGTGCCTGATACAAATCCTTTATCTGAAATTATAAAGGCAACTAATGGTGTAAATTTTGAAACACTACTACATGAAGGCATACATCAAGCTACTGTTCCACATATGGAAGATGTAAGTGGTGGTCCAAAATCTAAGAATAAAAAAATAGCTAAAGCATATAAAGATTTAGCTAATCAAAGAAAAAGAGTTGAGACCTACATTAGAGATATAATGTCTAAATTTGATGAGGGTGCTACAAATATTGATGAAGGTAAATTAACTTTTGATCAATTTATTTCTAGTTTACCTACTACATTAAATAAATCTTTAAGGAGAGATTTAGTAAGTGTATATTTTGATAATGGAAATTTACGAACTAGAAGTCAAGTAAGAAGAAATATAAAAGAGTTTGAGAGAATTTTAATAAATTATAAAATTAATGGAATACAGAGTGGAAGTCCTAATCCAGATTCTGCAGAATTTTTAACATTTGGTTTAACAAATAGAAATTTTCAAGAGATATTAGAATCAATACCAACAAAACCAGGTGCTACTAAAAGTATATGGAATGAGTTTGTTGAAGCTATTAGAGCTATATTAGGAATACCAGCTAAACTTAATACAGAGTTATCTGCATTTCTTAAAAATGCTGGAGTAGTTTTAGATTTACAAGCTGAGGGTGTGCCTTTTGCATATCAACTTGCTGGTACGGATGTTGGTCGTAGAGGTGTGGCTGAAGAAGTTACCTTATTTAGTAGACCACCAAGAGATGAATCATCTGGTCATTTAGCTGATTTCGCACCTGCACAATATGGTCCACCTGCACATGACTTAAATGCAAAACCTAGTCAAGAAGAATTTACTCCTGAAGGTTATTCTACTTTTGATGTGACTGTAGATTACAATCGATTGAGAGAGTACAGCACAGCTAGACCTGAAGAAAGAGCTGAAGAACAAAGATTTTTAAATAAGTTAAAACAAATCAAAGGTAATCCAAATGCAGAAATAACTATGTATCAAGCTGCACCACAAAGAGATTTAAGAGAGGGAGATTTAATAACTCCATTCTTAAGTGAAGCTGAAGCTCTTGTAGAAGATTCTAAAGTTACACAACAAGAAATAAAAGAAGCACAAAAAGATGCAAGAATACAAGATAGATTAGATAGAGGTGTAGATGAACTTACTGCTAGGAGAGATGAAGGACTGTTTGATGCTTTTGATCGAATGTTAACAATATCTGATGTAACTCCATCAAGAGTACATACTTTTAAATTAAAAGCAGGTGATGTTCGTTGGGATGGTAATAATGGTTGGGCACGATGGGGTTATTTCCCATCAAGAGTAAAAGATATAGGTGGAGATATACCTACCTTTAGTAGAGCACCAAGTAGATTTCCAACAACACAAGAACAAATAGATACCGCCTCTCAACAAATATTAGAAGATAGTCTTAGCTATCATAATAATTTAGTAGAAAAAACAGAAAAAGAATTATTCCAAGATGTATTAAGACCTGATGAAAGAACTACTCTTGATAGAAGGCGTTATAACGCAGAAGCTGTTGTTGCTAAAACAGAAAGAAGATTAAGAGAATTACAAACTAACACAGGACAGTTACCTTTATTTAGTAGAACTAATTTAGTACCTGATGATAGTGAAGTTCCTTTTGATTGGGCAAGAAAAAATAGTTTTGAAACTTATTCAATATTAGATCAATTAAAAATGAGTAGAGAGGATGGTGGTAATAGAGATAATCCTGCACCACTTAAAATGGCTATAGTTGAAGCATTTAAAGGTAGAAAGAATAGACCTTTATTAAGAGCTAGTAAAAAATTCTTAGAAAGATTTACAAATAAAAAAGGTAACTTAGTTTTATTTAGAGCTTTAAATATTCCTGAAGGTGAGAAAATTAAAAACTATGGACAGCTTCCAGAAGATTTATTTGCAAGCACAACATTAAATAGTAAAGAAGCACTAGCTATAGGTCGTAATTTATTTAACAGATCACAAAGAAGGGGTGAAGCATGGAATCCTGAAATACTTAGATATGAAGTTCCTATGAGTAAAGTAAAAGGTTATGTCCCTATATTATTAAAAGCAATGAAACCAGATTATATTGATATGCTTGAAGATTCATATAATGGTTCGGGCATTTATAAAAGAGATGCTTTGAATCAATTACAAGAAGAATTTGATAAAAGTTATTATCGAATTGAAGATTTAAAGAGTGAGCTTGAAGCAACTGAATCTGATATAAGTCGTGAAGAACTAGAAGAAGAAATAGATAGATTAGAAATTGAATTTGATAATGAGTTTAGAGAGTTTTTATATCCAGGTAGTGAGCCTAATCGTACAGAAAGTCAAGAAGATTTACTTGAAGATGAAATGTATAGCTATGATAGATACATTGAAGAAGCAGAAGTTCTTACTGATCTTCGTGGCATAAAACCAACATATCAATATTCTCCAGAATTAGAAAACAGAAAAGCTGCTTTGATAACAGATGTGCCATTGTTTAGTAGAAAAAGGAGAGATGCTACAGCCACAAACTCACAAGAGAATATACAATTAAGAGAAGCTCTAGCAGAAGCCGAAGAAACAGTTAAACAGACACCTAGAGGTTCAATACCTTATTACAATTTAAATGCCTCAGATACAGCTTTAAAGGCTGCTATAGACTTTAATAGAGACCTATCTGCTACAGCACCAGATGACATACCTAAGTTCTCAAGACCCACACTTGATAATATAGACCCTAATATTGCAGAAGCAGCAGAAAGATTAGGTGGTGAACATAGACCAGATGTGTCTTGGGGTGCTAGAACTATTGAAGCAGTAAAAGACCCAGTTACATCTATTAGTAATGTATTTAAAAACTTTAGAACAAATTTTGTAGATAAATTAGATGCAGTAGAAAAGAAAATAATACAAGCAAAAGAAGATAATGAAGATGTAAGACTTGCAAATAATACTGCTGATACAGCTACTATGGCTGCTTTAAGATTAGCAGATAGAGCTAGAGGTTTATTTGCAGGACTTCTTACTAGAGGTTATGTAACTGATGTTATAGATGGTCAAGCAGCTTTAGCAAATATAAAAGACTTAGAGTTAGAAAATGGACAAACAGGTGGTTTAGTACAAATATTAGCACCATTGTATGGAAATCTTGATGTTAATTTAGAACAAGTATTTAAGTTATATGCTACTTTAAAAAGAGCAAAGACATTTGATGAAACTGGTAAAGAAATAGATACACCAGTAAGACCTGAAGATTTTGCTCTTATAGAACAAATAGAACAGCAACATCCAGAAGTGGTAGAGGTCTATAACAACTACCAACGATGGAATAATAGACTGATAGAATTTGCAGAAAATAAAGGTTTATTAGACCCTGAACAAGCTCAGATGTGGAAAACACACTCATCATATTATCCTTTCTATAAACAAATGATAGATGATGCAGATATGCAGGGACCAAGAATAGCAGGTGGATCATTACCTAATAACCCATTAAGTATAAAGATTACTGGATCAGAGAAACCTATTGATGCAGACCCAATAGAAGCTATATCAAGAAACTCACTATCTATTCTTACTGCAGCACTAAAAAATGATGGTACTGCCAAATTATTAAGAGACTTACAATCAATAGGTGAAGCAAGAAAAGTAAGTGCTAAACAAGCAGGTAGATTAAATACTATATTTGTTTTTGAAGATGGTATAAAACAATATTATCAGTTAGATGATGTTAATTTATTTCATGGCATACAAGCTATCGGTGGCACAAGTGTAGGACCAATAGCACAAGCACTAGCAATGCCTGCAGGATTATTAAGAGATACTGTTACAAGAGACCCTGGATTTGTTGTTGTAAACATATTAAGAGATACCTTATCTTCTGCTGTAACAAGTGGTGCTCCATATACACCATTTGTTGATTCAGTAAAAAATATGTTTGGTGAGATGGAAAACTTAGAAAAGTTTGGTGTACTTGGTGGTTATGATTTTGCCAATGATGAAGGTAGTGTAAAACAATTTATCACTAGAACAATGAGACAAAAAGGATTGACACCAAATAATGGTATGTCAGCCTCTGGAGCTTTCTTTAAATTATGGGATGGTCTTGGAGCACTTACCACTAAATCTGATGGTGCAACTCGTATGGCAGTATATGATGCTGTATATAAGAAACTAAAGAATGAAGGTTATACAGAAGCACAAGCTCAGTCCGAAGCAGCGTTCCAGGGATTAGAAATAATAAATTTTGGAAGGCGTGGTTTAGACACTAATTTCAGAATAGTTACTGCAGCCATACCATTTTTAAATGCAAGAATACAAGGTTTAGATGTTCTGTATAGAGGATTTACTGGTCAATATTCTTCTGTAGAAAAACTTGGTGAGGGTGAAACACTTAAAGATGTTCAATCAAGGATAATGAGGAGAGCATTATTGAATGGTGGTTTGTTGTCTGGTTTAACACTATTGTATTACTTGATGGTGCATGATACAGATGAATACAAAAATCTTAAACGAGAAGTAAGAGATGATAACTGGGTAATACCTATAGGTAGTGGAAATGCAGTTAAGATACCTATTCCATTTGAGGTAGGTATGTTGTTTAAAGCTATACCTGAAAGAGTGTTTGATATGACCTTAGGAGATGATGCTTTTACAAGAAAATCTGCTGATGAAGCATTAACCTCTATAACTAGACAATTAGGCACTTCAGCAAATATTCCATTCTTCCAGCCAGGTGCTGGTTTGCAATTAATTAAACCAATAGCTGAAGTTAGAGCTAACAGAAATAGTTTTACTGATACAGAAATTGTGCCTTACTATCAACAACAAAAGGAGCCTGCACTACAAGCAAGGGCAACTACCAATGAATTTGCAAGAATTATGGGTGAATTTCTTAATATTTCACCATCAAAGATAGAACACATTATGAGAGGTTATACAGGAACTCTTGGTGGATATGTATTAGCTTTAGTAGATACTATCACTAGAGGAGCTACAGGAAGTCCTCTATTACCTTCTAACTTTGAATTAAATAAACTACCAGTCATTAATAGACTATTACTTGATTTAGATAAGTCTGGTGGCTATCAGCAACAATTCTATGAGCTAAGAGGTGAGGTTGACAGGGCAGTAGCAACTATCAACTCGCTACAGAAACAACAACGATTTGATGAGCTATCAGCTTACAGAAGCAATATGCAAGGCGTGTTGAATGTCAAAGGTCAAGTAAGAGCGATTGAGAGATACTTAGACAACTGGAGAAAGCGTAGAGATAGGCTGATGAGAAATGAGAATATATCTGTATCAGTTAAGTCAGATATGCTTCGTGAACTAGAGCTAGAGAGAGATATGAGACTAGCTATGGTGCCAGAACTAAGAAAGAGAGCTAATATACCTGTTTTAAGCCTTAACCTTTAACATAGCTATATCTTTTTCTTCTTTCAATGGTTTTAGTGTAAAGAAGTCTTTGTGTTGTGGATGCCTTGCGTGGAATAGTCTTGCATAGAAACCTATGTAATCATTACTAATCTTAAACTCACCACCCTTTGTTTCTATCTCATTGTGCCAACGAATACGATTTATGATCGCCCATTGTGAGTATTTCTTTCTCCCACTATCGATAGCCTCTAATGTGTATTTCTCAAACTTATCCCAAACCTGTGGATTCTTTTTGTGCCATTCCCACCACTTCCTTTTTCTTTTATCTAACTTTTCTTGCAGTATATCAACTAGCATTTTCTCCCCCGATTACAATAGACTGGTAAATATTATATTTTGCTGCAGCCTGGAGCTGCGATCACCAATTCACACCTAGGATTGTCTTTATCAATCCCACCAAATTTATAGATCACTTCTTTGATCTGTTTAAAACTATCATCCTCTAACACATTCGCTTTAACTAATGCGTCACAGGTAAACTTATCAATAATAGAACAAGGATTACTAACATCTAACCTTCTCTTGGTTTTGGCGTAGTATGTATAGGTCAATATCACAGGCTCCTCATACATAGGATAGCTAATCCTATCAACTAAATTTTCTGCATAAATCTTTTTGGCACTAGCCAACACCCTATAATGTGCGTTGCGATAGTTATTCAAGTTCAAGATAAACTTCTTATTCTTTGTGTAGTAAACCTCTAAAGGTAGATCAATCTTCATTCTTTAGTATATTATTAACTTGCTCTAATAACTTTTCTTCTGTGCCATAAGCACTCTCAAATCTTCTTTTGTATGGATGTCTGCTAATCATTGGCTCAAACCTACCACCTTCTCTATGATGCCCAAAACATAAGGGCAATACTTTAAAGTGTGCGTTATCCTTTGTCTTGCCTTCTATGTGGTGTATTTCAGCAGGTACTACACCTAAACCCATATTCCTACAAACAATGCAACCTAAATCGCTTACCTTGTCCATGTGTTCAGCTTCTTCTTTTGTTGGGTTTCTACCCTTTATTGACATTTGTGATTCTTAATATCTTCTATCGCT